TCGGAAACAACAAATCTAGACCTAGACGACTTGGAAATTGATAAGTGGTTTGAAGAACTGGAAGCAGAGCTGGAAAATTTTCCAAAACAAATGCAATCCCTAGCAGATAACGTATTAGAGGATTTTCATGGAAACGCACCGATTATTGATGAGTCTTATGCTGGTCAACTGCCAGATATTACTTCTAAAGCTAGAATATTTATTACTCAAAATCTCGAAGAAGGACAGTATTTTCGATTTGGAGTCATCGGTGGAGGCTGCTCCGGTTTTAACTACGAGTTTGATGTGGATACAGAGATGTCGGAGAATGATATACAGTTTTCGGATTCGCCACCTGCTTTAGTTGATCGTGACTCTCTTCAATTTTTATATGGGACAACTATTGATCTAGAAGATAAGGGTATGAATAAACTGTTGAAGGTAAATAATCCAGGAGCTAAAGCTTCTTGTGGGTGCGGTACTAGTTTTGCTTTTGATGAGGAACTTCTAGAAATTTATGGTTGATTTTAATTGGATTGTTAATGAAAGTAACTTACCTTGGTTAAAGCTCGATATTGAAATACCTCACGAAGAGATGTTACAAGAAGCTAAAGCAGTAAGACACTTATTCGTTAAACATAGAGATCAAGATGGGGTTGGAGGGTACAGACACAAAGGTTGGCGAAGTTTATGTATTCACGGAATTGACGCTGAAAAGACTAATCACTATGAACAATACGGTTACAAATCAAACGATGAAACACCGTATAGATGGACAGAAGTTGCTGATCTATGCCCCGTTACAACAGATTTTTTCAAAAATACCTTTCCTTTTAAGAAATATTTCAGACTAAGATTTATGTTGTTAGATCCTGGAGGTTTCATTACCCCTCATGTAGATACTTTTGATTCTAAACTATCTCCTATTAATATGGCTTTAAACCATCCAAAAGGTTGTTTAATGAAAATGAGCGGTCACAAAGGATTTGTACCCTTTAAACCAGGAGTGTCGCTTCTTTTAGATGTTGGAAATGAACACGCTTACGTTAATAAAAGTGAAGAAGAACGATACCATATTATTGTTCACGGGGTAAAAACCAAAGAATACGAGGAGTTAGTAGTTAGAAGCTATGAGAAAAATGGGTCTCAATAAAAATTATATTGTAGGAATCTTTGATGATCCTGAATTTTCATCACAGTATAATACTCAGCAAAAGAGAAAAGAGTTAAGTGAGTTTTTTACGAGGTTTAAATATTTTGGAAAAATTCTTTACGGAAAGTCTGTAAATGATGTCTTAGATCAAGCTTTAGAGTATGATGTAGATTTTTGTATTGTACAATCAATAGGACATATTATTAAAGAAGCTCATTTCTTTTTTTGGATTGAAAAATGGATTGAGAATAAAAACTTTTTTGTTACAGGACATATCTTAGATAGACAAACCACAACAGAAAAAAATGGTTACTATGGACTACACCATCAATGTTTATTAGTAAATCTTAATTACTACAAAAAATTTGATAAACCTGTTTTTGGTTATATGGGTTCAAAAAATGTAGAGGTAGCTGATGCGGTTAGACACGCTAAAAATATTCATGACGACTATACACCTTTAACACTTAAACCCGCTAAAGATACGTTGATATGCACACCGCTAGTAGAGGGGTGGAACTTTATCAATAAAAGTTTAGAAAATGGTATGACAGTTTACAACTTTCATCCAAAAATAAGAGAGCAAAAACAGTATTTATATCCTAAATTCAGTGCTGCTGAACTTCAAAAGCAGTTATCTTGGATTAATAATATTGTTACCTATGCTCCTACTTGTGTATTTTTTTGGAACACAGAAACATATATTGATCTAAAGTATGTTGATATAAAAAAACCTATAGAAAAACTATACTCAGTAGCAGCTAGTTTTAAACCTAACATGATCCTACATAAGTTTAACTTCACTCCAAGTACAGAGGTTGTTTATTATGATTATAGTAAGCCAGCCTTAGCTTTTAAAAAGCTGCTTATTAAAGAATGGAATGGTGAAGATTATCCTAGATTCCTCAAATATGCTACTGATAGATACAGAATTAATGGCACAGGTGGTAACTGGACTGAATTTATGACTCAAGATGAGTTGTGGCAGAGAGAAATAGACTTATGGGGTGGTGAACAGGTTATTAAAGATCATTGGGAAAAATACAAAACACTTAAACACTCTTATGTTCATTGTGACATTTGTGAAGACCCAACACCTCTTACAAGCAAAGTCACAGACGAAGAAAACTCAATTATTTGGTGGAGCAACGCTTTTCATACTGTAAATGCTCACTATGTTAGAGGCTTAGAGGGGATTACAAATTCATATAATACTTGGATTGATCAATTACATGCTAAAAACAAAAATCTATGGATTCTAGGTAAAGACCATTTAGATAAACCAGCTGAAGGAAAAAGGTTATTCGAATATGTTAATGACGGCAAAAACCAAACTTGACTTTGATACAGACTGGTTAGAGTCTTTAAAGTTTAAAGAGCATAATGATTCTGATCTAGCAGGATATGTTGACGCAGTAGCTATAAAAAGTTGGGATGGCGATGTTTATTCTTTTTATAGACCCAAACCTATTGAAGATCCTAAAGACTATAGATATACAAGATACTATAACAAATGTAAAAGTTTAGTTGATTATTTTCAGTTTGAAACGTCTAGAGTAAGAATCCATCGGCAAATGCCAGGAAAAACTCTTCCTCTTCATACAGATGATAATAATATTGAAGCTAGGAATAATGATGATTTTAGATTACGAGCTGTTACAGCTTTAACCTCTAGTCCTGATTTTATTTATACATTCCAACATAATAACGAGATAGAACAATTTACTCTCAAAAAAGGCGAAACAGTAGTTTTTGATCCAGATTTAGTAGCGCATGGTATGATGAATCAATCAAAAACAGAAATTAGATATGCTTTAGTTCAGGTTTTTAAAGCATACCCAGTTACCCCTTGGTTAAAGCAGTTTTTAAACAAAGAACAGATAGTTAAACTATGAATATTGACTTTGGTACAGCATTCCATAAACCTAATGGTAATGCTGTAAAAGTAACAATTAATGAATTTAGAGATGTACTTTATCTTCATATCCGAGAGTATTCAATGGATGGTGACACTGGTCAATGGTATCCTACTAAATCAGGATTTTCAATACCAGCAGATGAAGTAAGCTCGTTAATTCCCTTATTAGAAGACGCTAGCGATGCTGTAGCTCAACGCTATGTTTGGAGCACGCAATTAGAATTAGAATTGGAGCAAAAATGAGTATTAAAGCATGGAGTGATGAACAAGAAATTGAATTAATTAAACTCTATACTGAACAAGACGAGAAAGACGTTCACTATTTAGCAAATCACTTCTCAAAAGGTTATAGAAGTGTTATAAGTAAATTAGTACAATTAAAAATTTATGAAAAACCTGTGATTGAAGAAGATGATAAATCTCAAACAGTAAAAGTAATGTTAAGAGATTTAGAAGAAATCTTAGATATCCAAGTTGAAGGTACTAACTTAAACAAAAAAGAAAACTTAGTAAAACTATTAGAAGCTATTAAAAAGAAAGTGAATGAATAAGTTTTTTATTATTGCTGAGAAAAACAAACAAAGCATGAATGAAAAATACTTAGAAACTTTTATACCTCTTGATTACAAAGATGGTATAAGTTTTGATCATGATATCAGATACTGGCATTCTCTTTATTTTGGAATGTTTCTTCTAGATTATTTTAAGTTACCAAAAAAGGTGTGCGTAGATGTAGGAACACACAAAGGCTTATATGCTTCTGTCTATGCTCGTCACTTTTCAGAGGTTCACGCATTTGAACCAAGTCCCCCTCTACATACAGTAGCTAACTTAAACTTTATAAGACAAAATATACCTAATATTACACTACACAAAACAGCTCTATTAGATGAGTCAATTGAGTGTAAGTTTTACACCCATTATCTAGATGATAAAAAAACAGATATTTCTGGCAGCAACTCAGCTTTAATTAATTATAGCTCTAACCCCCAGATTAAGAAAACAGACGTTTCTACTATTATCTCTAAAACTTTAGATAGTTATAATCTAGACATTGATTTTATTAAAATAGACGCTGAAGGAAATGAGTATAAAGTCTTAAAAGGAGCAGAAGGTACTATATTAAAAAGCAAACCTGCTATACAAGTTGAATTAGCAGGAGTATCTGATCTAGAACCTTTAATACATGACTACTTAATTAGTTTAGGGTATGAAAAAGTAAACTTAAAAGAGTTTTCATATATACACCCCTTATTAACCAATATTGATAATGAATTTTATCTACAAAAGGAGACTTTAAATGGCAGCTAAAAAGAAAAATCGTCTTAACAAAGCTTGGATGATTCCAGAAGGAGAAAAACGCGATTCAGCTTCATATCACTTCATTCACCCTAAAACACTGTCTCAAATTAGGAATGGTGTAAAATTGCGAATGCGCAAGTATCATCCAAAGTTACGTCAACATGTATGGTTTGTAGAAACCCGTATGCCACCACATTCAAAGTAGAGGATAAAATGAGAGAAAGTTATGAAGACTACATGAAGCGACGCCTCCGTGAAGAAGAGGATGATCGTAAAAGAAGAGCCGAATATGAAGATCGTGAATGGCAACGTTTGACACAGCTAGCAGAGGCTAAAAAGAAAATTGCTGAATCAAGGTCTCATCACGATATCGTAGAACCTAAGATTTATGAATCCCCAGACGGTGGTAAGACTGTTTATGAAAGGGATTTTAGAGCACCGATCAGCACTAGAAAACTAATCATGTCTCCTGAAGAGCAAAAAATTAAAGACTATCTTAAAAAAGATAAACCGTTTATACAATATGGTAAAGACGAACACGAAGTAATGATTTCTGCTGAAGATATTGATAAAATTAATAACTCAAATAAAGTAGATATGGTTAATCACCCACCTCACTACAATAAAGGTATCGAAACTACTGATTATATTGATTCTTGGGAAATGGGTTTTTCACAAGGTAATGTGGTTAAATATGTTACTCGATACAATCTTAAACATGACACTAAAGAAAAGCAACTCGAAGATCTTAAAAAGTGTCGCTGGTATTTAGAAAAGTTAATTCATAAGGTAGAAAATGAATAAAGAGATTAGTAATTACTTTGCTACAGAATGGACAACCACAGAAACAGATCCATACGTAGTTTGGTGGGTTGAAAACTCTAGAAATACGTTAGATGTAGGTTGTGGTTTCAATCATTATAAAAAATATTCAAACTCAAACTTTATTGGTCTTGACCCGTTTAATTCAGAAGCTGACGTTCAAATTGATATTTTAGATTTTAACACCTCACAAAAGTTTGATTTAATAATCTGTTTTGGGTCATTACATTTTTATGATTTTAACTGGGTTAATTCAAGACTAGAGAAAGTTATCTCACTTCTTGACGAAGAAGGCAGAATTCTAATGAAGGCGAATCCAGGACAAGCAAATGAAGATGGATCCTCACTTCCATGGTTTGATAGATGGAGCTTTCATCTTGCAGATCACTTTGGGGAAGTGTATAATTTAAAAATTGAAAACAAACGCGAAGGTTCGCGTGGTAGATTAAAATGGGATTTTGTTAAATGAATTTATTTCCACTATTTGAACCGTCAACAGGATTGGCTGTTCTTGCTGCTTATGGGTTATTCGCGTTAGCAATGACTTATTGGTATTCAAGAGGTTACAATGACTCAAAAACCTCTTTCTTAGTAGCTCGTCGTGAGCTTAATACTTTTCAAGGTAGTTTATCAGTAGCTGCCGCTTGGCTGTGGGCTCCAGGATTATTCATCTCCGCACAACAAGCTTATGTTAATGGATTAGTAGGACTATTCTGGTTCTGCCTAGGTAACTTTTTAACACTGGGTGCGTTTGCGTATTTTGCTAAACAAATTAGAGAACGTGCTCCAGAAGGATTTACTTTTTCTGGGTATTTAAAAGAACGTTTTTCTAGCAGAGTACAAGCTTTATTTGTAGTCGAGATGATGATTCTTGCTACGTGTGCTTTTGCCATCAACCTTCTAGCTGGTTCAAAAACAGTAGAGGTTTTAACTGGTATTGACTACACACTTGCTACTTTGTTAATGGCGGGTGTAGCTATTCTTTACTCTTTCCGAACAGGCCTTAAAGCAACAGTTGTTACAGAAATTATAAAGATCTGTGTAGTATGGGCTGGTGCTGTGGTATTAGTTCCTTGGGCTATCTCGGCTGCAGGTGGTTGGGATGTTGTAGTCGCAGGCTTAGGCGGTCGTACAGGTGAAGGTGCTCAAATCTTTGGTACTCCTTTTGCTTGGGGTATTTTTACAGGATTTGGTGCTGCCGCTTTTCTTGGACATATGGGCGGTCCGTGGGGAGATAACTCTTTCTACCAACGAGCCTTTTCAATCAAAACAAAGTCGATTATTCCATCTTATGTGATTGCGTCTTTTGTATTTATTGTGATTCCAATTCTTATGGGATTACTTGGATTTCTTGCTGCGGGATTACAGCTTGGTATTCCAAATAACATGGTTGGCACCACTAACGCTATCGTGATTGGAACACTTTTGCCTCCAGTGGCATCCATCTTTTTCGCATTTATGATTTTTGCTGGACTTGTTGCTATTCTTGACTCTCAATTTGCCTCTGTAGCAAATATGACAGGACATGATATTTTTAACGCTTTTAAAGGCGGAACCGATGATCAAGCAGTTATTAACTACGCTAGATGGGGTATGCTCGCCTTAGCCTTTGCTGGAGTAGCTGTAGCTAATATTCCTGGAATGCAACTTGTATATCTGTTCTTGTTCTTTGCAGTTTTAAGAGCAGCTGTTTGGTTACCTTCTATGATTTCTTTAGTAAAACCACACTGGATCACAGAACGTGGCATGTTTTGGGGTATTTTAATTCCAGCCACAGTTGGTGAAGTTTTATTCGTCATGGGTAAACTTGGATATTCCGATACTGCATTTATGGGAACTTTAATTGCTATTTTTGGTTCTCCTGTTCTTGCTCTTGTTATTAGTAAAATGGATGCCAAGTAAAAAACTACTCATCTTAACAGGACCACAAGGTTCTGGAAACCATCTTTGGTCTAAGATATTTGCGCTTCACCCAAAAGTATTTGGGTGGAGTGCTCTTTTAGATACTTATTGGATAGGTCATCACGAAGAACCTTTTTCTCTATGTTGGAAAAACCCAGACCTTCTTCATGCTTTTGATTGGGATAAGTCAAACTATTTTATAACCTCAATCTCATGCCCTTACTTCTACGACAAACAACCTAATATTCCAAAATATTTTGAATTCTTTAATATAGCAAGATTGTATTGTGAAACTACGTTTGTAATTATTGGAAGAGATAAAAACATTCTTGAAAAGCAAGAAGAAAGAGTTAGAGGTGAAAAAACCTATAGTAAACTACTTCAAGAAATAAAAAATATAAAATATGCTGATAAAATGTTTATTAGCACAGAATTACTTTACTTATATAAGCAAGAATACCTAGAAACATTAAATGATTTCTTCCCAATTGATTATCAAAACCCTATGATAGATAAAATACTGGAGATTGATGAAAATGCAAAGTATATTAACTCTATACCTCAGCAACCACTCGATTTACTGGTTAAAAAAGCGTGTGACAATTCTTAAGTCACTTATTTCTTTCTTAATACTTATTTTTCAGATATTATCTTTATATGAATTACAAAGAACTCAAAACAATTATCCAGACACACAATCAAGCTTACTATGATTTGTCAGCCCCCACTATCTCAGATGGGGAATATGATCAGTTATATGATAAGCTTGAAGCAATGGAAAAAGCACAAGGTTGGAGAGACTATGACTCTCCAACTCTTCGTGTAGGCGGTTCTGCCGGTAAAATCACACATCCTTATAAACTCTACTCTCTTCGTAAAATCTATGAAGGTGAAGAAGAAGTTGAGCCGTGGATGGATGTTAAACTTCCTAAAATCGATGGTTCAAATCTTACACTCGTTTATCGTGGCGGTAAGCTTAAGCTCGCTATCACACGTGGTAATGGAGAGCAGGGAGAAGATGTAACACATCTCGCAGAGTGGATTAAAAATGTTCCTCACCGAATCGATACACAATTCGATGAAGTTGTTGTTAATGGTGAGTGTGTAACAGATAATGAAGTTGAGAACTTTAGAAATTATGTCTCAGGCGCACTAGGCTTAAAATCTGCGTATGAGTTCAAAGACAGAAATATTAATTTTATCGCACACGATTGGTTAGGAGTCGATATGGACTACTTGCCTCGTATGAAAGTTTTAAAAGGGTTTGGGTTCTTTACTGCTATAGACGACCGCGCTTGGGAATATCCATGTGACGGAGTAGTGTACCGTTGCAACTCATACGATAAATCACAACAACTTGGATATACCTCAAAGTATCCTCGATTTGCTGTGGCTCTCAAACAGCGTATGACTGAAGTCGCAATTACTACACTACAAGACGTCATCTGGGTAGTTGGTCGAACAGGAACAGTGAACCCAACAGGCGTTGTCGAGCCGGTAGTGCTCGATGACGCCACCATTTCGCGTGTCACTCTACATAATATAGGCATTATAGAAGAACACGATCTTGGGCTGGGTGATTTAATTCAAATCGAACGTGCTGGTGGTGTTATACCAAAATTTATAGGCGTTGTCCAACACTCTGAGCACAGAATTAAGATTACCCAAAATCACGCAGAACAGACCATTGGTATGCAAACAAAGCGAGATGGTCCTAGACTGGTGGTCGCAGATCGTAATAATATTAACACATCAAAAGTTTTGGAACACTTT